AAAAAGAACCAAGCGTATATCTAACTCCACTGGTTATAAGAGTTACTTCGTGCATATTGTTAAATCCCCCGTCAAATGCAGCAAGCATTCCAACTTTTGGCTGTATGCTTAAGTCTTGATCTGGGAACTGTAACAAACCACCTTCAAAATTATCATTTAGATATAGGAATGCAGCATATCTACTTCTAGTAAATGCACCAGAGTGACCATGCTCATCTGTGTTGTCAGAATGCTTTCTTGCGTATGCTCCTGGTTCCCACTTTTGTGTGTGGTATCCAATTTGAGAAATTATTTTTGGATCAAGGTCGTGAACACTTGCAACTGCATTAATAATTCCTTGTTTCATTTGTGAAAATATATCAGCAGGCAAACCTTCAGCAAGAACGTGCTCATCATCATCTTGTGGAAGAACAGAAGAATAAGATTCGTAAAACGATATTGGCATCCATGTTATTGTTCCAACTTCTGCATGCTTGTCTAAAACCTTTACAAGTTTTGCAGCAGTATCAGCATCGATAAAGTTTTCATAAAGAACTATGTCTTTGGTTAGTCTATTTTTATTTTTTAGATTCATGATATTCTTACTCCATTTTCTATTTTAGTTCTTTGAGGATTTTTTATCCTAAACTCTTCTTCTAAATGTTTTTGCATTATAGCCCAAACCTCTTTGCCAAACTCTTTTTCTTTTTCATACCATTCATCTGTTCCTTTTTGATATTTTTGCCAATACATTCTAGACAAAAATTTATTTTTATTATATGATGGCATTACCCCATGAAGATAAGGCAGTCCATCTTCTGTTAAATAGTCTGGATGACCTGAAGGAAAAACTAACAAATCTCCTGCTTGAGGCTTGTATTTTACAAGTTTATCTTTCATTACAAAATCAATTTCGCCACCTTCGTAGTCATCATTAAAATATATGGTGCAAGTTATTATAAATTTATAACCTGGAGAAGAACCTTGCTCTCTAATATAATCTGAATGATATCTCATTCCGTGCTGTTCTTTATCATTACTTATATGATATTTTCCTATTGTTCCACCTGTCCATCGCCAAGTTGGGATGATATTGCCATCTTCATCTATAGAGGTTGCATTTAGGTCTACATCTACATTATATCTTTTAATGTAGTCTTCTGTTACTAAATGAAAATTTTCCATTATCTCAATAGCAAATTGTTTTTGATCTTCTTGAGTCTGTGTTGTTGTTTTAATATTTTGTAAGTTACCATATTTGTCTGACATAGTAAATCCAGGAACTATTGGATTTAGGTAATCTCCAAACCTTGACCACTGTGTCCAAGGACTAAAAATCCTGTCTTCTGTTTCATTCAATGAGTCTATTAAAACTTTATAAGACTTATCAATATCTTTAAACATATTTTTGTAAACAAGTATATATGGATATATTTCTTCTATTTCAAAAGCAGAACTCATTTTTATGAAATCCCCTTTTCTGGATCCCACGATCTTAATTCTTCTTCTGTAGGAAAAATTCTATAATATTCTTTATTTGTATCTGGCTTTATGTCTCCAGTATGCTCTAAAATTTCCCAAAAAAATGGACAGGTATATCTTAGACCACTTTTTATTGTAGTGACTCCGTGAACATAATTCATATCCCCTGGGAAAAAGTATGCAGATCCTCTTTTGGGCTTAAACTGTACCTTTTGATATGGAAAATATAATTCTCCACCTTCATAATCATCATTTAAATAAAATAAACTTGAAATATCATAATTTGGAAAATCATTTGGTAATCCAGCATCTGGACCCTCGTGCAATTCTTTGTCTGCATGTGGTTTTTGATACTGTCCTGGAAGCCATTTAACAATTGTTGTCCCAGTTGGTTGTACCTTAACTTTATAAAATTCTTCAACAATTGGCTTTAACTTTTCAAATAGCCCTGCAATAACTGGTGCTATTGCTGGATCATTTTTATCTAGTGTTGGGCTAGTAGCAACCCTGTCTTTCCAGTAATCGGAGTCATAAACAACAGTTCCATTTTCGTTAACATGGCTTTGTGTAATATCCCATATAGTTAAATTTCTTGCTGCATTATCTAGAAAATCTATTTCTTCTTCAGTCATAAAATTTTCTAGTTCTACAATATTTTCTCTACCGTGACCAAAAAACCCTGAAGGGGTTAAAGAAGGTTTTCTAATTACTTTAACTGGTTCATTTGTATTCATCATAATATTATATCACTCTTTCGTGTTATCTTTTACATAAAGTTTTAAGGTTTTTACTTCATGAGACCCTAAACTTTCTCCTTTTTCATCAACTGCATCTCTATACCAATCAGTCCAATTGCCAGAAGAATTTATAACCTGTGCTGCATCACCATATGATACATTAGCATTATGCCTTGATCTGTCTTCGTCTTTATATTTAACTATTTCTATGGTGCTATTATTTAAATTAGTTAAAGATATAGGAATTATTGTTGCAAGCGGAGTTCCTGCTTTAATAACCACATTTTTGTTAGGTGATTTTGCTTTTATTGCTAATGGCAATGGGTTGTCATAAAATGATGTACTTATTAAATTAGACATAGTCTCAAAATCTTCATTAAAATAATTAACAGGATTGATAGTTAAAATACTTACATCTTTTTCAGTTCTAAAAACTAAACCAGTATTAAGGCTTATAGATGACTGACCTCTTCCTCCATAAGATCCTTCTGGTGCTTTAATTATTTCAATGTGGTCTGCAGTTTGATCATTGATACCGTCCCAAAAAAAGTTAATATCTTCATTACAAGATAGACTATAACCGATAACATTTGCCTGTGTTACTGGAAAACATCTGTATGCATGGTTTTCTGATGTAGCGTCCATCCATTCCCTTTTAATCGTCATTGGAGCAATGTCAAAAGGGTTGCCCTGCATCTTTTCTACTAAAATATTAAACATTATTCATTATCCCATTTTGGATCATACATATCTGGAGTATGATACTTTTTGCTATAGTCTAACATTGTAACAATTGAATATTTAGTTCCTGAATGAACTGGCATTGCTTGGTGAGCATACATATAGTTAGAAGGAAATATATATAGATCTCCAGCCTCTGGCTTTATGTTTAAACCTTGTAATCTAAAGAAAAGTTCTCCACCTTCGTAGTCGTCATTAACATATGCAACAAGAGATACTGTGCAGTTATAAGAATATCCGTGATCGTGGTGTTCTTTAAAATGTTGCCCTGGACCATACTTGATAAAATTAAATGCTTCCCAATATTTTAATGGCATAATGTTGTGCTGTCTTCTATAATCTTCAACTGCCTCAAACTGAGCATCATAAACGTCTTGCCATAATGCTTGTAACTTTAGAGAATCTTCGCTAGTGTCTTGCTCTATGTCTGTTTTTTTAAATTTAAAGTCTACACAATCTCTGTAGTCTGGCATCAACTGTTGATATCCTACATACGCTGGCATCCAGTGATATCTTTTGCCCTCTGAAGATAACTCTCCATAAGGGGCAGCAGAGCCTAAAGTATTTTCAAGCCTGTTGATTACATCAAACTCTTTTTTAATAACACCCTTATAGCAAAATATTCCATCGCCAAGGTCTTTTTTTTCTGTCCATGTTTGCATATTGTCTCCTATTTGTATTCTCGTCTTGACCAAACTTTATTTTTATAAACTCCACCATCTGGTTGTCTATAAAATTTTCTATTATTCATTACCTCATCATAAACACGAGATTGATCTAAATCTTCTACTTCGTGCTCCCAGTCTTCTCTTTTAAAAGGAAGAACCTGAAGATATGGTGTGCCTGCTGGAATAGTTCCTTCCCATCCATCTATAATAAAAAATGGAAAACTACCTAAAGTGTTAACCTTGTCAGAATCAACAATGCCTGTAGTATTTAAAAATGGCAAATCAAACCTATTCATTGGTGTCATAAATAGAGCACTATATCCATCTGGTAACTGCATTCCCCAATCTGCTGACCAGGCAAAATGATGTTTGTAGTATCCTTGGGGATGCTCAAATTGTGGCATTGGTGGTCTTGGTAAACAAAACTCTGCGTGTATTGGATTTTCAATTTTAACTTCTAAATACCCCGAACTATTTTTAGTAAATGTTAAATCGCATGGAGTTTTAAAAAGATAGCCAGTTATAAATGCATCCATTATCGCTGGGCAGGCTTTCCATGTTGGTATTCTTCCGTAGTCATCTACAGTTCCATCTTTAGGATATGGACAAACTTCTTTTGGGGCCTTATAGTATTCTCCATTAGGCATTTTAGCAAATCTGTCTGCATTCTTATACCAGTCTGGAGTTTCTTTTTGTGTTGGAACAGGAACATTACTGCTGTCTTTATTTAACCAGGGTCTGTAAGGTTTAAATAAAATCTTATTATATTTTATGCTCACTGCTTATGACCTAATTCATTAATATCAGTCATTACAACAACACAGTATTTTGCTCCAGATTTCATTGGCAAAGAAGCGTGTTCATAGATATAGTTAGATGGACAAAGAAGAATATCTCCAACGCTAGGAGTATGAGTATAACCATCAAGTCTTGGAAATTTAATTTCTCCACCCTCATAGTCTTCATTTATATATATTACAGCAGAGACAGTACAATTATATGCTGGGCCGTGATCTGCGTGTATATTAAAATGTTTTCCCTCTCCCTCATATTTTACAAAGTTAAAGGCTTCGTAATAAACTATATTTATTCCCCAATATTTTGCATAGTCATCTACACAAAACTTTAATTTTTGATAAATCTCTTCATGTAAGTCAAGTAATTCTGCATTATGCTCATCTCTTGGTCCAAGGTTTTCTTGTTTATATTTAAAGTCTACACAGTCTCTTGCTTTTTTAATTGGATTAGGAGAGTTTGTAACTGTGGCTTCTGACCAACTATACTTTTTGCTGCCATCAAGATTAGACTCAAGGGTTTGTATGTATCTTTCAGAATCTGCTTTTGAAAAAACATTTCTATATAGATTTATTCCCAATGCTGGATTTTCAACTATAATATCATTACCTATTGTTCTTGTTGGAAATCTGGTTATAGCAGTTTCTGATCTATCCTTAGTAAACCAAGGATTTGAATTTTCATCGTATACCGACATTTTTATCCTTATCTTAATGTAAGTTATTCAAGTATAAGTATATCATATTCGATATTTAACCATTCTATAAAATCAACACAACTAGGTTATAGTTAATTTTAGACGAACGGCATCTGCCCTGCGAATGTTGGGAAGAATGGTGGGAAGAATGGTGGTGCTGCAGTAGTTGTAGTAGTTACAGGTGCTGCAGTTGTTGTAGTAGTTACAGGTGCTGTAGTAAAGTCTGGAGGGAAGAATGGTGGGAAGAATGGTGGGAAGAATGGTGGGAAGAATGGTGGGAAGAATGGTGGG